CGCTTAACACTTAAAGAATCAGTAGTATTAGATTTAATGTGTTTATTAATTTGTGATATCTTTCTAGAGGCATCATATTGTAATGAAGTAATCTCAAACCCCATACGAGGTAAAACAATAGCAACCTCTCCTCTACTTTCAACTGTCGGTATTTGTTCTATTCTAGATAAGAACTTTTGTTTTGTTGAATAGGCTAAAGGGACTCTTATGGATTGTTCTATAACTCCAGAAGTATTTTTACGTTCAATAACTATGTTATTAAATATAGTTCCAAAAGCTATAATAGCCTTACGTATATGTTGGTGATAAAAATTTTTACCTTTTAACATTATAACTCTCCAAACGGATTACTTTCACTAAAGTCTAATATATCTTCTGCTACTTCTATGGTGTCAAAATCTGCATTGTCGCCCTGTGTTGCAGGTTTAATAGCAAAGTCCTCAGTAATAAAGTAACCATTGTCTTCCAGTTTAAACATACTGCTATCTTCTAATAGTAATTGGTAAAGATATGTATCAACACTATTATCTTCCTCAATTCTATCAATCTCAGTTCTGCCTGTATTAATCCTTTCAGAACTATATTCTGCAAGTTCGCATATAAGTTTAAACGTATAGAGTTTTCCTAGTTGATAAAACGGGTCTTGAAACTCAACCATTTTAATTTCAAACAATGAATTAGTTTTAGGAAAGAATAACATATCTCCTTCCATAGGCCTGCTACCACTTTGAAGAAACGTTCCTCCACTATAATCTACTAACTGATTCCATCGCCTTCTAGGCAAAACAAAAGTAGCTTGGTCTCTAACTTCTAAACCAAAACGTTGGAATAATTCTCCCTCTCCATCGTAACCATTGACGTTTTCCAAATACATTTCTAATGGAAAGGCTTCTTCAAATTTACTTAAAGCGTCCTCATCAAATATTTCATCTCTTGTTACTAATGTTCTAGGCATATAGTAAACATCATGTCCGTAAATTTTAATACTTTCAATGATTAGGTCTTCCACTAATAGTTGTTCACTATCGGTGCCAGATGTATTTCCAGATTGAAAGTAAAAATTTGTAGGCATGGTTTACCCTGTCATAAATGTTGGTGGGAGTTCGTATCTGATTTGCATCTCATCTTCTATAGTTGCAATCTCATTTACTGCTTCTGCATAAATTTGGTCACCATTTAAAGTAACTCCACCTGGCATTTGTATTCCACCAAACTTCTTCATGTTCTCACCCCATTGTCTTTTAATCAATGAAGTTGCATATCTTTTAAGCCACATATCGTCATAGACTTCTGTGTATGTTTCAGGGTCTAATAAAGCCCAGCCTTCAGCAATTACGTAATCCCCTACATTAAATGTTTTATCCATGTCGGTATCAATGTAAAGTTTATCTGTTTTTCTATTAAAACGTATCTGTCTCTCGGTTACAAACAAGGACTCCAATACGTTCATATGTGTTTTAACCATTGAATAATATGTAACGTCTGCACTTAATAAATTATACAAATCGTTTAAGGCAAATTGGTAATCAACATCAAATAGTCCATCTGATTTACTACCTACAACGGCACCAAATTTCCACATTTTTGTAACACCTAAAATACTATCGCCTATAGGAATATATCCGTTTTCTAAATCTCCTTTTGTAAACGGTGTGGTAGTAGATAATGTTGCTGTTTGACCTGATTGGTCACCGGTAATTGTTTCAGATGCAACAAAGTCACCCTTCTTAATATCATCTACGATAAATTGAAAGTTAGATGCAATTGAGGTAATTTTTGCAGATGCTCCTGATGTAGAACCTGTAACTTTTTCACCTACTGTAAAATTATTAGCAACAGAGTTTTGTATATTTAATTCGGTTCCTGTTAGTTGTCTTTTTATGTAAACTCTTTCGGTGCCATCAAAGTGATATTCTTGCCAGAGTTGTAAGGCATCATCTATTCTGTCTGATATTTGCCCGTCATCTACATTAATTTCTATAACAGGGAATCCTAATCTACGTAAACAATAATCTATTAATTGTTGTCTTGTTGAAAGTGCCATAAG